AACCTTCAGCCGCATAACGGGTGTTTTCTCGGTCTACTCCTGCTTTAAACTGTACTTTTTTGTAAGGCATTACTCTACATACTCGCCTGTTTTAATTAAGTCCGTAAGCTCTAATGCTCTACCACCCACTTGTTTAGCCCAACGTGAGTCTAGGAACTCAGTAGCAGCTACCTTGTAGTTTCCCTCTTCCATAGCAGCCAGAGCACGTTTAAAACCTCTCAATCTTGTTGCTCCAAGATTAAAGCTAATATCAATCATTGCATCTTTACGTACATCGTCTAACGCATTAAACCAAGCGTACTCTTCTGCTAACTCCTTGATAACACGTTCAATATCGTTCTCAAGTAAGTATTCTACTTCATCCTCAGACAGCCCCATACCGCCCCGTTGGTCGATATTCCTACCTACACCAACAGTAATCTTTCCTTCAGAACACTCATAAGCATGAGTTTCCACACCTTCATGGCGCTTTAACATGGCAATTAATTTTTTCATTTTACTCATTTCGTACTAGACCCAGAGAACCAAAATGCGGCCATAGTCCCCAGAATGCCCGATAACTGGCCGAGAACGAGTGAGATAATTGTCTCGTCATTCTGATCGTGAGGCATAATAGTTACGGTTAATACATACGCTCCGTACAGCAGTAACGCCAGTATCCCAAACACTTTAGGTGTCCAGTCGTTTTTAAAAGTTTCTCTAGCGTGTTGTCTGTCTTCCAATTCAGACTTAAAAGATTCCAAGTCAATTTCCATTTCTTTAATGCGGTCTTTAAACTCGGTATCTGCTTCTTTCAGCAGTACTGCTTTCTCAGGCTCTCGCTCAATAATGTCTTCTATTTCATTAGCTGTAGCGTCTGGTACACCTAGTTTTTGTGCGGCCATCTTGACAGCCATGCCCGCCATTGGCCCACCTGCTGCGCTGGCTATAGTAGGGGCAAGAGATTTAAGTAATCCACCTAGTTTCATATAACATCAACCATAGTTTAATCAACGCTTCAGCGTTGTTAATTACTTTCCCGTGGAGTCTTCCTCCACGATCTCGTCAATCGTATCACAAACGTCTGGGATTCGGATGCCTGTCGTAACCTCAGTAGTCACACGGCCTACAGCTCGTATGCCTTTGTAGACACCGGAGCAGTACAGTTCCTTGTTGGCTATCATTTCCTCGGATACAGAGCATCCTGCCATTAATATACATAACGCAGCAATTCTAATCATCTTCAACCTCGTCAATCATTTTGTTGAGTTCTTTAAGTTCTTCTGGATTAAGTATTTTATCTTGAGCGTCTAAAAATACTCCTAATCGTTCTTTGTACCCTTCCATAAAATGGTCAGAGATGGCGTCTTTCAGGCTTCTATCTTCCTTTCTAATTTCTTTTGAAGGGTTTATGTAGTCTTGCATGGAGTTAGCAAAGTACAACATAGTCTGCGACCTAGAGGGGCCATAGCAAAGGCGTGGTATGCGTGCCACCATATCGGAGCCTTGCACGCAAGAAATTTGGTTATCCAGTTCCATAGGGCGCTTAAACCCTTTAAAGAACACATTAGGTTTACCAAAGGTTATCAGATTGATATTAGGATGTTTTTTCCACAACTTAGCCGCAGTTAACTCTGCTAACGCACCGCCAAGGCTGTGTCCACAAATTAAAGTGCGTTTTTTCATGTCTAGGTGTTTCTTTACTTTACCCCAAACAGAAGCATGAGCTGCGGTAAACCCGCCGTGGCACAACCTGCCTACGTAGGGTACTGGGACTACTAACGCATCGGTAAGCCAATCACGCCCCTGCTGTGTTCCACGAAACGCTATGATGTCTATGGATTTGCGTTTTGCTACATAGACTGTAGTAGAAGTAAGTTTACTTTCTATTTTTATAGAATCTTTGTTTTCATCATTATAGGCTTTCATCGCCCAACTACACGCCATATTAAGTAGTACAGGGTCTAGTTTCATTACTCACCACCTAATCCAAAAATTAAAAACACTACTCCAAAAATTACTATAACAGTACCTACTAACCACCCAAACATGACGGCTAAATCACGTATCAAAGCATCTTCTGCTTTTTCTGCGGCGGCTTTTCGTTTTCTTTTAACTTCACGTTTTTTCTCAATCTTAGCTGCTTCCGCCTTAATCTTGCCCCATCTGTGGGTCTTTCCTTGACGCATATAATGGTCACGAATTTTTTCCATCATTTTTTCTATGCGCTCTTCTTGCTGATCTATTGTGATCGCTTCCTCTAGCGCAGAGCCTACCATTAAGTCATCATTTCCGGCTTGACGAGCCTTTGCCATCTGTTCTTCAACTTTCTTCTTAGCAGTAAAGAAACGGCCCACTTCTCCGGCCATGTCCTCTACTTCTTTCTTCTTAGCAATAGCGCCCTGCACAACAACAAATGCAGAGTCTAAGGCTTTTATTGCTAGTAGAGCTTCACCAATCATCTGTACCACCTCGATTCTTCGTCTGCATTTATTGGCTGGCAATATGCGTTAATATCAGGGGTGTCTGGTTGTTGTTTTATTTTTTCAGCAAAATATAGACACCTATTAATATCCTTAAAACATAAGGCTTGCTCACATGAGCGTGATACGTCTTGTCCTCCTATGCTTACAATTAATATGAATAAAACCATAACTCATACTTACCAATCACCTGTCCAATGTTTTAGCCCAAACTCTTTGTAGAGCTTACGTTTTTCTGTTTCCCAATCTAGCTTCAACGCACCATTTTTATAAATAACAGTATCATAGGGCGGCTTTTCATCATAAACCTTTATAAACCCGCTAGTGCTGGCTTGTTGTTTAATTCTTTCAAAAACCTCTGCCTCTGGGTCTGGATCAATCATTTCTCCACAAAGTGTTTGCGTAACAGCGTGCATATAAGTTTGTGGCCCTAAAAAATAAATATTATCGTGTCCTTCTATTAATCTTTGCACGTACAAAGAAGCCGCATAGTTATACGTTGGGTTTTCAGGTGCTGTCATCATAAAATCATGCGAAAAATCATAATTTCTACATATGGGCAAAACCCACTTATCTCCTTCTTCTAACAAGCTATCAAAGCGGGTATTACAAAAACGATCTATATCCATATAAACACCACCTTCAATAAACAATTTGACTAAACGCCAAAGGTCTGTTTTCTGGACTATGTGCTTATCTTGGATCAATTCATAATGCTGTGGTTCTAATTGCTCTTTTAAGTAATCATCTACTTCTGCATCATCATAAATAGTAACTTGCCAATTTGGGTTTAGCTCAATAACTCTTTTGACCCCCTCTACCACTAAGGGATTTGTACTTTCAAGAATACTTTTGTCTTTCCACGACATATGTACTGTTTTAGGAATCATAAGCTCTTAAATTTTTTCCTATATGCAAAAGTAATTCATGTTCTATTTTAGCTAAAGTATCTATATTAGTAACACGCACATCATACTGAGAAGGACGCTCAAACATTTTGTTAGTATCTGTGTATTCAGAAATTTGCACCGTGTCCATCCAAACCACCAAATCAGCGTTTAGTTTTTTACGCCATGCGTCTATAGGGCAAATGAAATCTAAAAAGACTAGCCCTTTTTTATAATTAGCCGCTTCTTTCATCCGGTTAAACTGTCTAAACCTTCCCTCCATAGAAAAGTCCCAATCGTGCAAAGCCGCTCTAACTTCATCGGCGTTAATGTGACAACCTCCATGCTTTGCTACAAGTGACTTAGCCAGCGTTGTTTTTCCGCTGTTGGGTAAACCAGTAAGTAACACCACACACTTTTTCATATTTTCAAATCATCGTTACGGGTAGTGCTTCGGCCTTCTAGTGGCCTCCCTTTAATGGTCGTATCTAATTTATCGCCATCCCATTTGTTGTAGGCATAAACACCCATTTGATGGATAGGAAATAAATCAGCTCTTAATAAAATGTCTAACGGCCCTGTAAGTCCGTATTTAATAACGTAAGCCAACATACTTTTAGCTACCGCAGGGTCAATAGCGTAGGCATGAGCGCGACAAATAAAATGGTAATTTGGGCCTTCACTTGCATGAGGAGGAGTTGGTAACACATCCCACCCCTGTTGTACTTGTTCATGGCTTCCTAAATAACAAATAGAGTTATAAACAGCGTGTTTGGTATAGGGCTTCACCATTATGCTGTCATGCTCCAAGACCACCAAAGGCTTATCTTCTGTTACACATTTTGCCCATAACGAAATATGGGAAAGAGCACAAGCAACCTCTCCTCTCGTCATGTAATGGTCTATAATTTTAACGCAATCCATAATCGGATTATGATGATCCGGTGCTTGTATTTCACCGTCAATGCCGTTGTAAGCATCCCAATATTCGTACTGTTGTCCTACCTGTTCACAAGAAGCTGCACAATTTTTAGCCTTACGTTCAGAATCCTCAAGTCCTTTGACTCGAATGATATATGCTGAATCTACTTCTAAATTGTAAGAGAAAAAAAGATTCACTCTAAACCATCCACATCATCATGTGTTTCGGCAGCATTAATAGCATCTACACGGGATTCATAATTTGCTTGTGCGATGGCTACGGCTGAAGCGTCATACTGAGTTGTAGGGTAGTTATCTATTTCTTTGGCTAACTCTCTTCTTACTACTTTTTCAAAATCAGCGTTTGCTGAAGCAACTAAACTGCTTTTACGTTCACTAACGGTAAGCTCTCTTTTGGCCCACACAATTTGTGCTGGAGTAGCCTCAAGATCAAAAGAATGTGTTGTGAACATTTCTCGGTCAGCAACAAGGTCTGGAAAAACCTCTACTGCTTCACGCCAACCTTCTTGATTACTAGGCGGCGTGGTGTCCCAAACTTCTTTCACTTGGCCGTCTACAACTTGAATCCAATATCCTGTTTTTGTAACCATGTGTATCTCCTAAATTTTCTTTTACTCTTTCAAAAGGCTCATCCCAATCTCCATAAGTCGTTTGCCTAAACAAAGTAACACTGTCGTACCACTCCGACTTATTTCCCGGTTTTGCCCACAAATAATAAGGAAGAATAGGGACTAGTATCCAAGTATCTACCCCCATTGCCCCTGATAGGTGAGCTACAGAAGTACATGAGGTAATTACTAGATCACAGGTTGCAATGGCGTGTCGAGTGTCGCCCCAATGTTGAAGTGGAACTTTCTTTACCCATTCTGGTTTATGCTGCGAACCTTCGTCACGTTGTAAAGATATAAAATCTGCCTCTATATCTTTTACTGCATCAAACAACTTACTGCTTGGGAATAGTCTGTGCTGCTCATGTTCAAACTTTGGGTTGCCCTGCCATCTAAGCCCTATTCGTAATTTTTTATTTAAAGGAGTTAAAGGTTTAGAAATATAAGATGACCCATCAACATCGGCATACTGTAGCTCAAGAGGTATCACGGCAGACATAGCAGGAACCCAAAAATCGTGTACAACACCACCCGCAGCTTCCGTTACAACCACGGCACTGACACCGGGAATATCTCGAAAAAGACTTGCTAACTCTGGAGAACAAGCCACAATCACCTCGCAACCTTTGTTTACAATGTAGCGC